CAGTCCTAGGCCCATCTGTGCAACTCCGGCGTAGGTGCCGCCGAACGCCCCTAGAAGGCCCGGTAGGCCCGCCGCCAGTCCCGCCACGGGGGCAAAGAAGAACGCTGCCCCTATCAGGACCGCGCCGAGGATCACACCCATGAAGCCTTTTTTCTTGCCTCCTCCCGCTGCACCATCAAGTGCAGGGGCGATAACGAGGTCGCCTGTGAAGCCCATAGCTATCTGGTTTTCGTTCAGTGTGCGCGTGGACCCATCGGGACGTACGCAGGTAACACGGAAGTAGCCCTCTCGGAACCTTTGGATAAACCCGGGGTAATTCAATTCTAGTAACCGGATAGCACGCGAGGGCGTATCAAACGCCAAAGCTATTTTAGGTCCAATGTTCTCAGCCAAGTGACCATGAAGGTGCACGTGGCGCAGGGTTAGATCAGTCATTGTCGTTCCTCGTGTTGCGCACCCGGTGCGTATCTCACTACGCTGTGCATAAATCGTCGCCAGTAGGGCAACGGATCGACTTTGCTTAACCTTCCATGAAGGTGATGCAAAAACAAGCTGTGTCCTATGTATACTCCGCAGTGGGACACAACCCCTTGCCTTATGGCAAACGTCACGCAGTCGCCTTGCCTTATCTCATCCTGTGCCACGGGGTGGAACCCTGCCTTGGTGAGGTTGCTAGTGATGGGGTTTTCTGCCTGAGGATCATCCCACCAGTCCATGGCCCTAGGCCCATCCGGTAGGACCACGTTGAAGGCCTTGTGGTAGGCGTGGCGAACCAGCGAGTAGCAGTCGTTTACACCGCTGCGGAAGTGCCGCTGCCTTAGGGGGTCCGGCTGCAGTTGGTCTCCCCACCCGAAGTGGTCTAGGTACGTGCCACGGCTCGTCAGGATCGTGATGTAGCTGGGGATTGCCCATGCCTGTTGAGACTGCATATCCGCCGCGCTAGGGCATAGCTGTGCCCCTGTGCGCGTGCACCCATCGGGGTGGCTGTGGTGCATCCCTATCAGCTTGTGACCGTTCATCAGGGCGATTAGCTCCTGTGCGTCCGTGCTATAGTTTGAACGCGGGGTCTCGTGCACGTTTGTTAGTCGCTGGTACGCCTGCCCCTCAGGACCTAGCAGGAAGACCCCCACGCACTCATTAGGGTGTGTCTCGCGTGCGTGGGCTATGGCGTCCAGCTTGACCGCCTCTGTGGTTACTGGGCACGCCCTACCATCGGGAAGGCCCCGAAGGGCAGTTCCTCGTCCTTCCCATACCGAGCCCGGCAGCCCGTCTCTAACTGGTGTGAACATTTGTCATCCTCTGGGTTGACTACTGTGTTACCGTCTAAATCGTAGTAAGAGGCCCCCGTGTATGGGCACCCCTCATCGCCGTCTGCATAGTTGAATTGCCCCGTCGTAGCGTTCCAAGTCCGGTACTTCCACGGGCACACGTTGCGGGTGATTTCACGGCGAGGTAGTTTGACCCCTTGCTGATCCATGCGGCTGGCCAGTTCAAACTCAATGAGGTTGGCGTTCTGCCTAGTGCGCCGCGTCAGCACGAACACATCCGGAGGGTAGTGCGCCAAGGGGTCCGGCTCCGACCCGTTGTCTAGGTTTTCGGCGTATAGCCTAGTGCGCGTCACCGCTGCTCCCCGAATGTCACCGAACACCTGCATCAAGTTGCTGCCCGCGCCCGTGATGTTAGACATTGCCAGTAAGGGCTTTGGAAACTGGCCTACGCCGTTCTTCTCGAACCCCGTGGCTTTGATCGGGATAGGCGTGTATTCCTCCCCCTGCCAGACGGGCACCTTTACGCACGAGCTTGTGTTGGCCTCGACCGATATCGACATGTTATATACATCCCAATCCAGTGGCTCAGGAAGGCCCATAATAGGAACTCTCGTGCCCCCTACCATCCTGTGCACCGTGATCCCGAACACATCCAGAACACCGGATATGGTGCCGTCCGAAACGGCGAAGTTAGCGACGAGGCCCATAGCCGGAGATATGTTGAACCATAGCCCACCCACAGGCATGATTGCGGGTGTGATAAACGTTAGGGTGACGTACATAAACTCCGCCGCGCTGGTGACCGTGCCGAAGTGTTCGGTGCCTATGTCCTCGGCCAAGTTGCTTGCCAGCCCTTGGGTCACGGCTAAATCCGTGGGGTTTATGCGAACGCGAAAGTGAGTGCCCGCCCCTACGTCTCCCAAGGTGGATGATATACTGCACGAGGGGAAGGTAGCCCCATAAGGGACCCGCGCGTAAAACGTTACGGTCGCCTTAGTGCTTGGGGGTAGGCTGTCCGCCAAGTTTATCCCCGCACCTTGGCGCGTGTTCCCAGTGTCCTCGAACCTGTAGACCTCGGACGGTGTCACGTTTTCTAGGTTGGGGGTAAAGCGTAGCATAGGGCCATCCACGTGGGACAGGTCTACGGTGTAAAGCTCCAACCGTTTCCCCGGTGCCATGCTTAGCGTCTTGTCGTTTATAACGGTCATGGTTAGCCCGCCCCGTGCTCTTGTACGAGGCTAGCGGTGACGCTGTACCCCGTCACGTTCGTGCGCCTGTGCCGCCAGTCCTTGCACGTGTATGTCTTTTGCGGGAAGCCCTCGTGCGTGTAGTAAAACGGCAGGGCAGGCGCGTGCGCACTCAGGAACGCTATCAGCACATCACGTTCTGCCATGTTGATATCGGACCATGATAGGGACACGGTATCAGTGCGTGAGTTGATGCCGTCTTCCCCCACCTGTTTGTAACCGTCCCCGAACGCGGTCTCCTGCACCGCATAGTTTGGGGCCACGCTATCAGGTAGGTCGGGCAGGGGTGACGCGGGGAACGTGTTGTAAGTGGTCATGTGTTTTTATCCGTATGGTTTGGAGGCGGGGTTGAACATACCTCCGTTGCGGGCTTCTGCTTGAAGCACCTCTAACACCTTCTCATGGACTGCGCTATCCAATGCTTTCAGTAGGCGCTCCTGATCCTTGTCTCCGTCTCCGCCACCGCTGCCACCGCTGACGCTACCGTCCGATTGCAAGATGAACGTAGGGTGGTAGTCCACATATAGACCGCCCGCACCCGGTGCGCCGCCTACCATGCGAACACCCAAGGTCCCATCCGCCGTGCGGTCAAGAGGCATGATAGCTTCCGCCCCAGCCTCCCCGATGAGGTTTTGCCCGCCCTTGGCTAGGGGAATGGTCATAGACTGATAGACGACGTTGCCCTTAGCGCTGACGGTGGTTGTCCCCGTAGCCGCACCCGCACCGGGCATGATAGCGCTGAACAGTCCCCCAATTAGACCGCCCCCGCTGCCCCCGAACAGTCCGGTCAAAGGGCCTTCCCCGAATAGGGCTGCTTCCAGAGCGGCACGCGCGAACGCTTTGGCTATGCCGCCTAGCGTGTCTATCAGGTTTTCGCCTTCAAGTATTCCGTCGATTATACCGTTGTTGAAGTCTTGCTGGATTTGGTTGTAGAACTCTTGGCGCTCCTTGGCTGCCTCCATCGCCCCTTGGCGTTCTTCTTCCTGAGAGGCAAGTTCTCCAAGTGCGTTAGCAGTGGCTTCAATCTCCGCGCGGTAAGTGCGCCCCGATGCTGTGACTTCGGCGTCAACGTCAATCCCTTCTTGCTTGGCTTGGTTCAAGGCGTCGTAAGCGTAACGCAGGCGGGTCTGCTCCTCTACGGTTTTGCCTATTAGGGACAGTTCAAACTCGTAGTCCTCCAATACCTCCGAGTTGGCCTCAAGTAGGTCCCTACGTGCGTCCGCTGCGTCTTTGTCCGCACGGAGGCGTTCTTCTAGGGATCGGGTAATAGCGTCTTCCGCATCGGCCACTAGCCTTGCGTTAGCCGCGATCTGCTCACGTTCTGTGGTGACCACCCCGCCGTAGGCGCTGAGCAATCCAGTTGCACGGTTTCGGTGCCCGTCCATCTGATCGTTTACTTTGTCGTAAACGCTGCCCGGCGTTCCACCGTTGTTTTCATCTGAGGCGTGTATCGCTGTCCGGCTGCCTGCGTTGACAGACGCGTAGAGCGTCAACAGGTTATCACCCGGCTGGATGCCCACGCTCTTGAAGTAGCTCTCTATCGCCGTGAACTGGTCCGCTACGGACTGACCCGGCTGATACCCGTGCTGCCTAGCCTGTGGTTCCCCGAACTGTATTAGGCCTTGATGCCGCCCCCACTCCGGCGTGATTTCTCCTCTTTCATCTGGGTTTAGGGTGCCTCCGGTCTCAAAGGAGAATATCGTCAACAGGTCTTGCGGGCTGACGCCTAGGCGCTCCGCCAAGCGTACGGTCTGACGTACGATTTCTTCTTCCTGTGATCCACCGTTCATGGCGTAGAAGGCCTCGTAGCCCCCCGCCGTTTGTATGTTGAAGTCGCCAAGCTGAGCGGTCAGGCCCAGAACGTCCCGCACTTCGCTTAGCAGGCTGGCAATCTCCTCCCGTGCGTTGGCGGCTCCATCCTCCATGGGTTGGAATGGGTTGGGCAAGCCTAACAGTTCGGCGGCTGTCTCCAAGTTGCCATCAAGCGCCGCTTCAAGCGCCTGTATTTGCACCTCTGCGTTTGCCGCGCTGCGCATAGCGTCTATGAACGTCTCATCCAGCACATCGCGCAGCGTGGCCCCTACTGTGGACCCTACACGCATTTCCTCCACGAGTTCGCGGATAAGCGTTATGCGTCTCGCCGCATCCTGCCCTATGGGGTCGATATCTTGTATCTCACGCAGTTCGTCTTGGTAGTCCCCAAGGGATGCGGCCAAGCCGAGCAACGCGGCCTCTGCCTCGTCTACGTCGCTTAAGGGTCCATCCCCCGCCACGAAGCGACTATTGGCCTCATTGAGGTCCGCGTAGAGGCGCTCAAAGCTGCCCCCGAACTTTAGGTATTGCTCAACCTCTTTGGCCATGTCTCCGATAGAGCGGGTTCCGTCCTCCACCTCTTGGATCATCGCGCCAATGGCGTTCAGTTCTGAGCCACCTAGGCTACGGCTGCCCACCTGAAACTGCAGCTTGTCCGCAGCTACACCCAACTCACTGAGGTTGAACAGGCCGCTACCGTCTAGGTCGTTGGCCACATCATCCCGTGCGGTGTACAGCGCCCGCAGGCTTTCCTGCAGTTCGATCCGGCTTTGCTCAAGGATGCGGGCTGTGGCCATAGTGACCGCGCCCCCTAAGTCCTCCTGCTCTTGGCGTGCCCGTGCTGTAGCCTCGGAGAACGCGTCCATCGCGCCTGAGGCACCCATGCTGACGTCTTCCAAGTCCCCGATCAGTTCCTTACTGCTAGGGATCAGCATGACCAGTCCGGTTAGCGCTAGGACTGCCACACCTATAGGGCCACCGATAAGGGCCATGGCAGCCCGTAGAACGCCTATAGCAGTGGCGGCTGTGCCCGCTCCCGCAGTGACCCCAGCGAAGCCGCTTATAAGCCCTGAGAAGGCTAAAAGGTTAATCACACGCCCAAGGGCGGATATGATCAGACGGACGGATAGCAAAACAGGGATCACCGTAGCGAGTACCTGAACTAGATGCTGCACCTCCTCCGGTAGATCGTTGAACGCTTCCACGGCCTCACGGGCAAGCGCGATCATCTCTGCGGCTATGGGTGACCAGACCTCTCCAAGCTCCCTAAGCTCGTTACGCAGGGCCTCTATCAATCCGGCGTACTCACGCGCAAGGGTGGCCTGTGCGACCATGGCTTCCGTCTGCAGCGCGTCAGGATTGAGGGCTTCTTCCCTAGCCATTTCCATGACGTGCACTAAGCGGTCATAATTGGTTATCAGGGGGGTTATCGTCTTTAGGGTTTCAGCGTTGGCCAAGCCCAAGCTATCCAGCACGAGTAGGGCATCGCTTTCGCCTACCCTGTTGAGCTGCTCAATAAACGCTTTGAACGTCTCCGTAGGGTCGTTCTCCTGCATGGCTTGGAACTGTGCCACGGTAAGGCCCATGGCGTCGGCCCAGACCTTGGCATCGTCTCCGCCTTTGCTGGCAGCTAGACCCATCTCGGCAAAGATGCGACCTACGCTTGTACCTGCGGTCTCTGCCCTCAAGCCTAGCTCGGCCATGGCGGCACCTAGGCCAGCGGCGAATGTGGTGCTGGTTCCGAAGCTAGCTGTGGATCGGGCAATCTCACTGGCGACCCGCGCAATCTCGCGTTCCGTTGCGGCTACGTTGTTGCCCAGTTCCACGAGGACGGAAGCAAGGGTGCCCGCCTCCGATATGTTCTCCCCTGTGATCGTAAGCATGCGGGCGAGGATCGTCGCGCCCTCCGCGCCTACGAGGTCGGAAGCGCCGCCAAGCTGAACAATAGCCTCCGTGAACGTGGTTATGTCCTGCACGCCCTGCACGCCAAGCTGACCCGCTACTGTGGCCACCTCCGTGAACATCTCAATAGGTAGGCCTAGGTCTGCAGCCAAGTCCTCAAAGCGGCTCCCCAAGGCGACTACCTGTTGCGCTGTCAGGTCCGTGACTTTAGCCACAGCAACCATGCGGGTCTCGAAGTCCGAAAACTCACCGAGACCCGCTAGGGCGAGACGCATTGCGTTTTTGACGGCAATGAACGCGGTTACGATTTCCGCTGCAGCCTTAGCCGCCTCCTGCATGGCCTCCTCAGTGGTCATGAGTTGTTCAGCGGCGTTGTCCGCCTCATCCCCCATGCCCTTTAGAGCTTGCTCAGCTTGACGTGCAGCCTCCAATGCTTCCACTCGGAAGCGGGCTATAAATTCGTACTCGTCTTGCTCGGCCATGTTCCGCCCCTTGGCTGTTACTTGCCGCCCTTACCTTTGGGCCGCTGTTCTTCTCGTGCCTCTGCTATTCCGGATGCGTAAATATTCACGGCCTCCATCAACAAAGCGCTTTGGTCCTCGGAGCCTCCCGCCTCAGGTAGGAAGCCCTTTTCCATCATGTTGTGCGCCCGTGCGATCTTCTGCAGGGTGTACGGTTCGGAAAACGCAAAGTATCGGGGGCAGGTCGATACTCGTTGCTTCCCTAGCAGGGACGCGGCCATTCCCTCTACGCCGCATCCCCGTATCTTTTTCATGCTCACGTTGCACCTCGCGCAGTCCCAATCAGGCAATAGGACTAACGCTTTGGCCGTGAGCCTTAGACGTTTCCCGAACCTGTCTCCACACGGCTAAGGGACCGTACGAACTTTTCCATGCGCGTCAGCACGGGGCCGTTCAGCATATCCATGACGTCGGCGGCTGCGCCTTTGAATATCTGGCCACCAATGTTGATATCAGTCTCGACGTATTCCAGCGGCACGGCCTTGCCGTCCTTGTCGTTCTCTGGACCATAGAGGCCTTCCCAGCCGGACAGGGCCATCTGCACGCGGTTGCGGCGGTTTTGGCTTGGGCTGATTTTCATAGCCATGTCCACCTTGGCGTCTCCGCCGTCCTTGGATGGAGTAATAGCGCTGTTGCCAAGGTCGAACATGCTGTCCATGAGGACGCCTTCTTCGCTGGATTTCAGCGGGCGGAACTTGAACGTGGTGGCACCCTTGACGGGCTTGCCGTCCTCGGTCTGGCCTTCACGGTCCAGAATGTCGATGTAAGGGACGGTTGCTTTTGTGGACATGAGACGCATTGAAGTAATCCTTTATTGCGTGGGCCTCTGGGGGCCTGTTTAGGGTGATCGTTTGTCCGCCATGTGCGGATCAATTGTGCTTCCGTGGTTGACCCGCTGTGTAGCCACCGCACTCGTACGGTTCAGCTTCACAGCGAGGATGCGCCCACCAGCGTCCAGAACCACGTAGGTCCTGATTTGCACGCCGGAGGGGGCAGGTTTGTTATGGGTGCTAGAACCATCCATTAGCTGACAAAGATCATCAGTTCGTCATTACCTTCAACGCCTGCTAGGCCAAGGGTAACATCGTTCTTCCGCAGGCTTTCCATATCCGCGTACTGCGTGTTGCTCACCTGCCCGTTCGCAAGGAACGACAGGGTGTTGCCCTGCTCCGTGCCCACGTTGCCGTTCAGCGCAAGCTGAGTAGCGTCTACGAACTCGGACCATGGGTCCATCACGTCCAGTGGCACGCTATCCATGTTGAAGTTCATGGTAGGTGTACGGCCTGTGATCATGGCTCCGTCGTTGCCGCCACGTGCGTTTGCACACAGACGCGCGGTGACGTTGCCACTCAGATCGAAGCCGTAGGTGGTAGGACACGCAATGATGCGGCCCTGAGACTGCAGACCAGCCTGCTCCACCATAGGAGGCAGCGGGTAAGGCCCATAGTCGTAGGTGCCCAGCGCAGGGAACGTCACAGCCTCAGGCGCGTTGTAGTCGCCTGTGAAGCTGAAATTCAATTGCGCGTATTCGCCCGCTGTGGCGGACATGCTCACGGTGCCCCGCGCACCCGTCAACAGGTGACGTTTGTTGCCCGCGTACATGTATAGGAACATGCTTTCCGTGGTGCTTGGGTCGCTGATAGGCGTGTAGAGGTGGCCCATCGGTACATACCAGAACAGGTACACGTCACCCGCTACCAGAGCGTCCGAGAAGGTCAGGGTCATTTTAGAGCCTTCTGGGCCTGTGATAGCCGTGGCCGTAGTGACCGCTACGCCCGTCTCCGAGTAGGCTGCACCACCGTTGGGTGTCTCAGCGGCGCTCACTGTAACTTCCGCCGCACCCGTTACGGTTAGCGTGACCAGCCGTGCGTATGTGCCTGCGAATGCGTCTGTGCCGTCTGCAGCCGTTACCACGCCCCCGCGTTCGTTGCTCGGCCCGCTGCGCGATGTGGCCAAGCCTGCAGCTACGAACTGCGTCTCAGCAAAGCCACAGGCCCGCAGGAACTTACCGTAGGCAGGTGCCACAGTGCCATCTAGCACGCCACTGCCCGCAGCCTCCATGGAGAACTGATAGCCCATCTGGCGTCGGCCCGTGCGTGTGGGCGTTGGCGAGAAGGTTGCACGCTGCGTAGAACGCTGCAGGGTGGAGATATTGGGGTTCATAGTTACAGGACCCGTATCGAACGTGTCCGTCATCAGGTCCAGCGCTTCTGCAGTGCGGAACGTGAGTTCCATGCCACCAGCTAGGAGTGCTTCCGAAAATACTACACCATCAGCCATGGCGGTTCTCCTTAAGTTATGCGCACCCGGTGCGCGGGATTATTGGTTAGTCGGTACGCAGAACGCGCCGTCCATTCTTCATAACATAGCGACCGCCGCGTCCGCTGACCACCGTAACCTCGACAGCCTCCGGCTTATCAGTCTCCGGCTGTGGTTCGGCCTGTGGTTCCGGCTGTGGTTCCGGAGCCTCTTGCACCTCGGTTTCCGGCTGCAGTACCGTCTCCGGCTCCGCTTCCGCTTCTTCTGCGCGTGTGCGTGTGCGTGTGTTTCTGGCCATGATTTTTCCTCTACTGGCGTTGGTTACTTGAACTTAAAGTCTTCACGTATCGCGGTGTTCTGCATGATCGTTAGGAGCTGCGG